TAGAAGATAAAAAAGAAGAATTAATAGAAGATAAAAAAGAAGAATTAATAGAAGATAAAAAAGAAGAATTAATAGAAGATAAAAAAGAAGAATTAATAGAAGATAAAAAAGAAGAATTAATAAATAATGAAGAAGAAGAATTAATAAATAATGAAGAAGAAACTAAAATACCTAATGTTGAAAATTTTAAAAATAAAAAAAAATTAATAAATACATTATGTTTTAGCGGAGGTGGTATTAAAGGATTTTCTTTCATAGGTGCTTTAGAAAAATTAGTAGAAAATAAAATAATTAATTTAGATGATATTACATTATATGTAGGAACATCGGCTGGAGCAATATTTTCATTATTATTAAATTTGGGTTGGAGTACAAAAGAATTGAGAGATTTTATAATAAATTTTAATTTTACTAAATTAACAGGAGAAATAGATAGTATAAATTTGTTTGAAAATTATGGTATTCAAGATGGTGAAAGATTAAAATTATTATTTATTAAATTTTTAGAATCTAAAATAAATAAGAAGGATATAACTTTTGACGAATTATATAAATTAACTAAAAAAAAAATAATTATAATTGGAACAAATTTAACAACTGGAAAAGAAAAAGTATTTAGTGTTGATGAAACTCCTGATTTATCAGTTATATTAGCTTTACGAATTTCTATATCTGTACCTATTATATTTACACCAGTTTTATATAACGATGAATTATATGTAGATGGAGGTTTAGTAAATAATTTTCCAATAAATCATTGTTCAAAAAAATCTACTATTGGTTTTTATATTAAAAATTCTTGTAATAACAAAATTGAATCAGTTAAAAATTTAATTACAACTGTATTAAGTATTGCAGCAGATACAATTAGTGAAAAAAATATAAAAAAATACATTAGAAATGTAATACAAATTAGAAATACTGAATATAATATTACAAATTTTGATATAAATTTGGAATTTAAATTAAAAATATTAAATTTAGGTTATGATGAAGCACAAAAATATTTAGATCAAACTAATATGAATGAAGAATTTTAATCTTTCTATTGATTTATCCAATCATTAAAACTTCTACTAGAAAAATCATTAGGATTTCTATTAGTAAATTGTGTTGTTTGATTCTTATATTCTTTCATTCTTTCATCTAAAGTTTTTTCTTTTACTTGTGTATTTATTTTTTGAATTTTAAATGCCATATCTAGACTTGTATAAGCTCCTGTAGATACGGTATCTTCTGCATAAAGATTAGAATAATCACCAATTGTAGCTAAACCATCGTTTGGTTGATATGTTCCTAAATTATTATTTGCATTTGCAACTATTAATTGTTCACCAAAAACACCTGATTCTTTTTTATTTTCAAATTTAGCATTAAAATCTTTAGTGTTACTTATTCTTTCTTGTGGGATATTAATTTGCGATTTTCTATTTGTTTTTGCATTGTTATATTGACTCATAATATCTTTTGAATCTTGTTCGGAATTAAAACCATGTTTTTTATTTAATTCATCTATTTTATTTGTAAATAAACCTTTTGCTTCTTCTTTAACAGGAAAAAATTTTTCTACTTCTTTAATTTGACTATCAAAATTTTTTTTCAAATCTAAAAATGAATCTTTCTTAGATGATTCATCTAAAAATGCATCATAATCTCTTCTTAATTGACTATTGGTTAACACTTGATTTGCTATAATTACATGATTATATAATTCTTCATTAGCATCTTTATTTTTGTCAGGATGTAATTCTAATACTAACTTTCTAAAAGTTTTTTTTATACGATTGTCTGAAGCTTCTTTACTTAACCCTAAAATCTGATATAAATCATATTTGAGATCTGTAAAATTAATTGAAACTATAGGATTTGACATTATTATAGTAAATATAAAAATATTTTTTTAAACCACTAAAAGTAATTTAAAAATGAATATTATATAAAAATATGTTTGTTAAATATTTATAATGCTAGAAGGCACACTTTTATGTTTATTTTATGTACCGTCTAGTGCTTAAGTTAAGTACTCCGTACAAATAAAAAATCTTATTTTTTATTTATTAATTTAAATTTTTCTAAAATTTAAATTGTACGTTCAACTCTTAAAGTTTTCCAAACTTTATATTATTAATTTAAATTTTTCTAAAATTTAAATTGTACGTTCAACTCCGTTGAACCTAGGTTCGCTTTTAGCGAACGTACAATATAAAGTTTTCCAAACTTTATATTATTAATTTAAATTTTTCTAAAATTTAAATTGTACATAACTTTTAAAGCACTGACAGTTGCGTTTTATTTTAAATTTAAGTGAACTTAAATTTGGCACAAAACGGTATTAATAGAAATAATATCTATTTTTATTTTAATTGGAATAGGTGGGCGTTGTTATTTTTTTTAATTAAAAAAGGAAGTATAGATAGACAAACTGAATTAAATAGTTCAAACTATTCTAAAATTTAAAGTTCTTGTACAGTTTCTACTAAATTTTTAGAATCTCTAGGACCTTTATATACACCTCTTTTACCATTTGTTTCAATAATAACTGTAGGGAAACCAGCTACTTCAAATTCTTTACATAAGAAATCATTTTCGGGATTATCGCATTTTACATCTTGTGCTTGAACATGACTTAAATCACCTTTAGATTTTATTTCTTCTTCAAACTTTTGCCATTCTGGTTGAAAGCGTACAGACCATCCGCACCAAGAAGTATTAAAGTTATATACTTTAACTTTACCATCTTTAGCAGCTTTTGTATCACTTTTTCCTTCGAAAGGTTCTGAAATTGTTGGTGCTGATTTTGCACCCGAGCTTGAGAATGTCGTAATTAAGAAAACTACCAAAACTAAAGCAATTAAAAGCCAGCTGTAAACAGGGAGACCATATACTCTATCGTTAAGACCTATCATTATATTATTTTAGATTAAAATTTTTTTAAAAAAATATTTAGTTTTTTAAAATTTATTTCTAAACATTAGTATATATAAATGTCAACTTTAAGTCAATTAAAGAATGCAATAGAATCTACCAATCCTGATCAAATAAGATATGCACTTTCTGCATACTTAAAAGAAGATGTTCATGCGTCTAGCGAGTTATTGAAACCAGAACCAATTGAAAAAGCATGCGGTCTTGGTGTAGAAGCAAATACTTGCGCTGATGTAATTTCTTCATGTTTAGAAGGCGGAAACCTTGGTCAATGTGTAAACACACTAGAATCAATTGCTCCTCAATTAAAAAACGGTATCAAAGGCATGAACAGTGAATTAGCTTTCAAAATATGCAAAAATCTTGGTATTGAATTAAATGCTAAAGATCCCAAAGGTGAATGGCTTAATAGAATTGCTATTTCTAATGCTGCAGCCGCTACAAAAATCGGCAACAACTCTATATTAAATTTCATAATTGGTTCTTTCGTCGTTGCCGCTCTCAATCCTTTAGTTGATTCTAAATCACTTGATTTCGCAACAAAAAGAATCGAATTAACAGAAAATGTCATCAAACCTAGAACAGCTAGAATATCTGTAAAAGTACAAAGCGGTGGTGGTATGGGAAGAAACTCATTCAACAAATATGTACAATATGCTGATTCTCTCAAAACTGTTGTTTCTATGAGAGGTGGCGCTGAACAACCCATCTTAAACAAGACTTACGATGAACTTGCTAACATCTACAATGGCTTTGTTAACAGTTTAAGAGCCCAAGATAAACAAATTGATGCTAATGATGACCAACGCATCAGACAATTATTATCTGAACTCAAATACACTGAAGAAAAATTAATGAAAGTAGTTCAATACATCGCTAAATACAATGAAATCAAAAACCACCCTGCATTCAAAGAAGAATTATCAAGAAGCCCTGTAACTGCTTCTTTATTAGAAGATTTAACAAAGAAATATGAAGCTTTACAAGAAAAACAAAAGAAAAAGGTTTACAACTTTCTTTCAATCAGCGATGCCTTAAACAAAGCTGTATCTGATGTAGATGAAATCAAAAACGATATCAGTGCATTAAAAGGTAGATTCGGTGCCCCCGTAGCTGCTGCCCCTGTAGCTGCTGCCCCTGGAGCTGCTGCCCCTGGAGCTGCTGCTCCCGCTGGTTTAGTTTCTGCACCTCCTACATCTAGATTTGGTCCTTTAGCTGCGGCTTCAGTTGCTACACCTGCCCCTTCACCTGCTACACCTGCCGCTGCAGGTTTATTTGGTGAAGGACCAAGAGCCAACTCTACTGAATTTGCAAGAAATCAAAAATACTTCAATTGGTAAATATATAAATTAAATTTATAATAATACATTAAAATATTATTATTAATTAAAAACCTTTTACAAAGAAAACCTTTTGCAAAGTATAACTTTTACAAAGAAAACCTTTTGCAAAGTATAACTTTTACAAAGTATATAAAGTAATTTTCCAAACTTATAGTAATATGGGCTTAGGATTATTATTATTAGTTTCAGTAGGCAAAGAAAATATTTATCTTTCTTCGGAACCAGAAATAACATTTTTTAAAATTGCACACAAGAGACATACTAATTTTTCTATTGAAACTATAGCACAATATTTTAAATCAACACCTGATTTTGGAAGAAGAGTTACAGTAAATTTATCAAAGAATTCTGATTTATTAGGCTCTATTTTTTTATATGTTGAATTACCCGATATTATTATGGAAAATCATTCCGTTTTACCAACTGGTATTAAAAAATTTGCTTGGACACGTAAAGTTGGTTTAGCTTTATTAAGTTATGTTGATTTAGAAATAGGTGGAGTTTTAATTGATAGGCAATTCGGTGATTATTTAAATATTTGGAGTGAATTAGTTTTTAATCTTGGTAAAAAAAAAGCTATGAGAAATATGGTTGGAGATATTGAATTATTAACTAATTATTCTAATGGTAAAACATCATATAATTTACATATTCCATTAAATTTTTGGTTTTGTCAAGATTCGGGTATAGCTTTACCTATTATTGCTATGATTCATAACGACATTAAAATTCATGTTCAATTTAATGATTTTAATAAATGCTATTTACAAACTCCTACTAATTATGTTAAAACAGTTGAACCTTTTAGTTTATTTAAACAAGGTGAACTAATTAGACAAAATGTTGGAGGAAATATATATATTGGAAGATTTGTTTATTTTGATTCAATTAATAATAATTTATATTATAATAAAATAAAAGATGATTTTTTAATTCCATCTCTTGATAATGATAATAATTATACTATTATTGGTGATGAATCTAAATTTCAACAAAATATTTCATCCACTGCTATTATAGTAATTGATGAAGATTATTTTAGATTTAATACACCAACACTTCAAGCTGCATATTTATTGGTAAATTATATTTATTTAGATAATAGTGAAAGATTCCTTTTCGTAAATAATACACATGAATATCTTGTTCCAGTTGTTCAAAATATTCAAGAACAAACATTTTATTCTACAAATATTTCATATAAAATCCCATTTGTTAATCCAGTTAAAATAATCTTTTGGCGTGCACAATTAGTTTCTAATTATAATGCAAATGATTTATTTAACTATTCATTAGAACCAATATCATTAACAACAAACAAAATAATTGAACAAGAATATTTAGTTTTAAATTCAGTTAATAGAATGGAATTAGGTAAACCTGAATATTATAGTTTGGTTCAAATTTATGAAAATAAATTTACATCTGCACCTTATGGAATAAATATGTTCTCTTTCTGTATTAATCCATTAGATTATCAACCATCAGGAACATTAAATTTTAGTAAAATTGATGATGCTTATTTAGCAATCAATTTTAATAAGTTAGTAAATTATCAAAATCCAACAACAATCAGAGCTTATGGAATTCAATTAAATATTTTTAGAGTTATTAATGGATTAGGCGGATTAGGATATTATTTATAATTAACAATCTAAATTTCCAATTGATTTTATCTTTATTATTATATAGCCCTTTGGGCCTATACGCCTTCGGCTATAAAATTAATTTTATTTCTTCTTTCTTTAAATTTTTTTAATTCAGGCAATAAATTTTTTAACTCTGGTCGCTTTTTCTGGTGTTAATTTGTTTTCTATTTCTTTATCTAGACTTGTTAGAATTTTTTCTAAAAATTCTAATGCAGTCTGCAGACTTAATTAGAAAAAATAAATTTTTTCTAACAAGTCAAGACATACGATTATCTATAAGGTCGTCTAATAATTCATTTTTATTTACTGCTATAAATTTTTTCGCTTTATCATTGTACATAAATCCAAAACTACTTTGCATTTTGAAATTGTTTAAATTCTGGTGTTGTATGTAACAAAGTTACTACACTTTTTAACATGCGAGAGAGAGAGAAACCCTAAATTAAATACACCTAATAAAAATATAATAAATTAATTAAAATAATTTAGCGAAGCTGAGCTTTAGCGAAAAACGAAGTTTCCACAAGATAAAACGAAGTTTTATTTAGCAAAGCAATACGAAGTTGAGCTTTAGATAAATAAGCTTTCAAGCTTATTAGTCCATCCACGCCAAAGCCCCCATCCCACTCATAATTCTTAATATTTGATATTCTCTTACACTTGTTTTTAATAAAAATGGGTCAGTTTTAGCTCTACTATCATTTACTGTATTTATTACAACATCATCTAACATTGTAAAATTAATATGTCCGGATGGTTGTTTTTCTAATGGATATAATGAAAAACTATAAGCAAGATAACCAGGGTCAACGGATGTTTTATATCTTTCATATGGAACAATAGTATCAAAATAACTACTTTTCAATGGTACAAATAAATCTGTTCCACTACTTTGTATATTTAATGTTAAAATTGGATTAATTTGATTTAATATTGTAATATTTTTGTATAACTTAGTAAAATATAGTTCTAAATTAGACCGTCTATTTTTTAATGTTGTAAATTTAGCTTGGTATTTTCCATCTAAAAATAATACATATTCCATATCAAATTTTGATAATATTATAGATTGATAAAAATATGTATATCGTTCTACTTTTAATTTTACATCATTAATTGCTTTATTAATAATATCAAAATCAGTTGCATTTTCTTTTCCTATTTCAGTTGTATATACACCAATTAATAAAAACTTATTATATAATACACGTTTGTTCTCATAAAATTTTAACCAATAATCTTTTTCATTTTTACTCTCAATATATGTTGGTTTTGATGTTGATATAATTTCTGTTATAAAAAATACGTCTTTAACCATATTTTTAAATTTCATTCTCGATATAGAATTTACAGAAGCAACTAAACTATCTGAATATGATTTAAATCTTTCTATCATATATTCATGTTGTAAATTACCAAATAATTCTCTTTCAATTGTATCCAAAATAATTCCATCTATATTTATTTGGACATTTAGTTCAGGAATTTCTGCAAATTTATAATTTGTATTTGCTAATAATTCACCTATTTCACTTATTTTAAATTTCAATGATATTAATGTATAAGTTAAACAAATTAAGGGAATAGCTTGTGTAGAATCTCCATTGAACCAAAATTCTAAAGGAACTACAAATCTAATACCATTATTATAAGGATATGATTTTACTAACTTATTTATTTGATTTCTTTTTGTATCATCTTTTAAAAATTGATATTGGATTTCCATTACGTTTTTATTTAATTGTTCTACTAATTGATCTCCAATATAAAATTCTATATATTCAAAAATTCTCCTATATATATCAGGTTTAAACATTGCCCCTTCGGTATAAGTTTCTGTAATTAAATTATTTGTTGTAGTTGTAGTAAGTTCAGCCGATGGTGTAATTTGTTGATTTGAAAATTTTTTATCCAATTTAAATTGAGCAAATTTACTTATTAAATAAAATTTATTTATATTATTTATTTGAAAATTGAATTTATCAACAAAATTAAAAGCTTCTTCATCAATAAATATTAAATAATTACCCAAACTAATTTTTCTATATAATGTAAATGGTATGTAACTATATTGTACAAGTGTAAAAGAATTAATTGAATATTTTGTTTGTGATTCGTTAATTATTATTGCATTTATATTTTCTAATAAATTATTTGTAACTATATAAATTTGATTAATATATGAATTTGCTATTACAAAGTTTGTTATAGGTACTGTTATATTGTTTGACGACGACCAATTAATTGAATCTGTACTATATATTAAATGTTTATTACCTTCACCCCCTAAAATCCAATTACTACCAGACCATTTTATAGTAATGAAAGTATTAATTAGTGCACTTGCATTTTGACCAGAAATATCTGTCCAATTTATAAAATCTGTACTTTTTTTAATTGCATTCAAATCGCCAATTGCTAACCAATAACTATCATTATATCCAATACATTTTAATTTAGTAAAATTATCTATGTTATTTACAATTCTATTCCACGTTTTACCATCTATACTTGTAAAAATTACTGATACATTTGATGAACTATTTGCTACCCAAATTGATAATTTAGTATTCCAATAAAAATAATCAATAATTCCAATATCAGATTGATTTATAGTAGCCGTTATCCATGTTATACCATTTGTTGACCAAAGTATTGAATTATAACCAGTATTTATATTTTTACCACCTGTTATCCAAATTTTACCATTGTGCGAAATAGTATAAAGCATTATAGGACCATCAAGTGTAATTTTATTCCAAGTTAAACAATTATTAGTTGTGTATAAAATGAAACTTGGGTCTGAACCAAAACTGAAACTGTTACATAAAGCACAAATGATGTTATTATCTGATTCTAAATGTGATACATAACCGTTTTCATATATACCTGTAAAAAAAGATTTAATTGGTTGATTATCAATCCAATTTATTCCATCTGATGAAGTAATTAAATAACTAGAACCTGATCTACCACCAGCAATGAAATTTGATTTAGTATAAATTATTGTAACTATTGGATTTAATATTGGATTCCAGGAAAGAGGTGTCCAGTCAACATAATTATCTGAATAAAAAATATTAAAACCACTAATTGCTAATGCCATTCCGTTTATATCTTCGGTTGGTAATACATTTAGTATTCGACCTTCATATAATGTTGTGTCCTCTAAATAAACCAATGAATCAATATTATTATAAATAACTGGACTCTTTTCTGAAGGAATATTTACTAAATAAACATATTGTCCAATTTCATCACCATCCTTATTTAATGTTTGTATATATCCATTGTAACGAATATCTAATGGATCAAATAATTCAATTG